CTCTTTCTTCTTCTTCAATTACTCTATGTAATAGTTTTGCTGTTAATTCAGTATATCTCATACCAAGAGAGTCTAGTTTGATAGTCTTGTCTATCTCAAACTCATATTGTGTACCTTCATTACCATCGCAGTCATTTATCCAACAATCATCTGGATGAACTGGTATGGATTTTCCAATAATTTCTCCTGTGGATTCTTGATCATTATAGATCATAACCCACTTCTCATAAGCTTTAGTTAATATACCTCTCATGATTCTTCTTTTTTAGGACGGTAAATAAAATAGTCACACTTGCCTTTAGCATCTGGTTTAAAGTCACCATATGTCTGTTGGTGCTTAGAAGGCACCGCAGTATATCTATAGCATGTTTTCTTCTGCAAGCACTTCTCATTCCTGCATAAACTTATATCTGGCATGATACTTAAATAAAAAAGTCAACAAAAAAATACACAAGTGCATTACCTACTATAGATCCTATAAATACACCAAGAAAGAATATCTCTACCTTGCTGAACATTTCATCTTTTTCTTTCATAATTCTTTGTTTTATTCATTTTTCCATTCTTTCCAAGTATCAAAATCCTTGAGCTTTTCAATGTCTTTCATAAACTCTACCTTGAGTCTCAATGCTATAGCGCAAGTAATAATAACACCAGTAACAAATCCTATTACAAAATATATTGTTTCCATTATTTTTTAATTTAGAATATGTAACGTATTGTGTTCCAAGGTATTATGCTATCATGTAGTTCAGTCCATTCTTTAATAAACTGTGCTTTCAATCCTGCTTTATACCTTATGTTCTCTCCACCAAACTGTGATGTCTTAATCTCCTGTATTTCAGGCTTCCAAAGATACTCTTCTCCTGGGAATTTATTTAATAAATTAAGATCATGCTTAGCTTCATTGTGTGTAAGAAAAATTACTTCTGCTTTTACAGATTGGTCATCCCATACACGACCTCTGGCGTAAGCACTAACTGTTCTAAATAACTCAGCATAGTCTTCTAGCCATCCATCATATACAATAACAGGACTAAAATTCAAGTGTACTTCATAACCCGCATCTTGAAAATCTTCAACAACTGAAAGTCTTTCTTCTATTGTATTAGTGTTAGGCTCAAGAATCTCACGGAGTTTCTCCGGCATAAGACTGAATCTAATTCTAACCTTATCTTTTGGATCAAACCGTAGTAAGTTTTTATTTACATCTTTTGTAGCAAAAGACGCCATAGCTTTAGGGTGATCTCTAAAGAACTTAAATATCTTTTCCCACTCATGATACTTAGCATGAAGAGCAAAGTCCTCATTACAAGAAATATCATAAGTTATATACTTCTCATGTGTCTGATTAGGTTTATGTACATCTGAATCTGCAAACCATGAATGATGGTCTATGGCTGTAAGTATCTCTTCTGTATTAGCAGCTACATCTAATCCCACTGGATTATGTCTTTTCATGTAGCAATAACTACATTCATAAAGACAACCATACCCAAAACTTGGGCTGATGTAATCTGTACTTCTACCAGAAGGCCTTATTACCATAGACTTACGTCTACCTTTTGTAATAATGCTCATTTTAATTTTCTCTGATCTAGATAATCAATAATAAATCCGGTAGCAACTATCAAGTTCATACCACAAGAAGCAACAATCTCTACAATATCCTCATATACGTTAGTCATCAAGTGTATGTGACCTACCATCCAGAAAGGAATAGATAGATTTTGACTAATCCATACTATTAGATATTTGAGAAAGTACTTCATGAGTTAAAACTTTTCTTCTACCTGTTCAAGAACTTCTAATAAATGACCCTTATAAGCATTACCTGTTGCATAGTTTTTTGCAAGATGATCAATATACTCACTGTGTGATTTAATCTTCTTTACAAATGTAGTTTGGTACAATGCATAGTCAATTACAGATTCTCTCCATGTTTTAAACTTTGCATATGTACCACCTTCTAATGCAACAGTACATCTACTCTTTGCTTTCCTCATACCAAACAAGTTATTGTCTACTTTAAACATTTTAGATTTAAAGTTACCAGACTCCATAACTGCTTGTGCATAAACAACTTCAGGATATTTAATATTCAAATCTTTAATATATTGAATCAGTTTTTCCTTAGTAAACTTATCAGGTTTATCTCTGTACTCTACTATGTAGACTTTTTCTTTTTGTGGTACATATACCACTTTTGGATTCTCCATAAATGATAACAACGCTACAATAAAGAGTAGGCCTACAATAGTAGTTAAGTACAGCAAGATAGTTCTTTTGTCAAAAAATGTTTTTAACATCCTTCCTCATTGTTTTTAGGTGGAACATAGTCTACCCATAGGTTAGATATATCATATCTCTTTAGTCTCAGAGCTTCTAGATGAATCTTTCTCATCTCTATTGATTGACGCTTGACTCTGTTTAAGCCTCTCCTCAATTTCCCGTAATTCTTCATACTCTAACTCTTTTTTAAATTGGTGTTCCGCAAGACTAAAGTCTTCAGGTAATTCATCTCCATATTCTTCCCTAATTTCCATGTACAGTTCTTTCATTCTTCCCATAAGGCAAGTGTTTTTTGTACTAAATCACGTATAGCAGTTCTTGGATCCATGTCTTTGATATAAGAATACTTTTTAATCTTGTTGTAAGTCTTCTTGTCAAAGTTTATGGTATAAGAATACTGCCTAGCAAATTGACCATTTAGAATATCATTCTTATCTACCGGTGGAAACTCATAAGGAAATTCCTTTCTGACATCCACCGTGTTGCGCATAAATGTAGCTTCAACAACTTTAATAAGATTGTAAGGATGTTTCTTAGAATGATTTACACTTGATCTGTCAATACCAATTATCTTTTCTAGCTCTGTTTCCGGAACCTGAAATTTATAATAAAGCAATGCGATTATGTAATTTCTTGGATCAAGCTCAATTCTCTTTCTACTCTTTACATCTGGTCTTGTGTTTTTCCAATAATTAAGAACATCCTCTAATGTGTATTCCATAACTATTTACCTAAGTCAATATATCCAATTATTACTCCTACTGGTGGAAATACAATTCCACATATTCTAATTGTTTCAGCTCTATACTTTGGTTCAAAATCACATTGTGATAAACGATATATATTAGCTACATATCCCCACAACATAGCAGCACTGAATACAATTGTTAATACATCTTTCCATGTATCTCTCATAAGTCTATTTATTAGTTGTTACTAAGCAGTTTCTAATTCTGCTTCTTTTAAGACAGGAGCCTCTGTAGCCATAGCAAATCTATCCGCATCAAAATATTCATAAGGGAAACAGCTTTGACCTAAATCAATCTCTGCTAGCTTTAATCCTATCTTGTTTCTTTGAATATTCATTACTGTAGTAGAAATAACAGTATATGTCTTTCCCTCTTCAATCCACTTTTCCGGTGGAATCTGCTTTGGACGATTACTGCTATTAATACAAACCACTTTCCACATACTCCTCAAGTTCTATTTCTAGACCTATTTCAATCATTTCTGATTGTAACTCCATCATATCTAGGAGATTACCAGAAGTGATATCACATTTACCTTTGTTGTGTGCTATTACAACACACTGTTCTGCTTGTTCTTTACCGTGACCACAATATCTCATAAGAGCAGCTATCACAAATAGATAGCTGTTCTCATCATCATTCTTCAATATCAGTCTGTGTGTCTTTTCCAAAACCATAAATTCGTGTTCAATTTACAAAAAAATCATCATCTATAAGGCAATATTGAAATTCTTCCATGTTACCTTATTTGTATCATATCCCTCTAGTGCATCCTTGACCCATGTTTCATCTATAGTTCCCATATAGCACAGGATATGAATTGTTGCAGTTTCATCAGGGTTTAGTCTTAGCAATCTACCAATACGCTGAGCAGACTTTCTCTCATTACCATAAGCATGCATAATAATACCTTGGCGTAGCTCCGGAATATTTACACCCTCACTTAATTGAAGTACACAAGATAGTTTAGTTATCTCTCCATTCTTAAACTTAATCAAACTATCCGGAGATTCCGGATTGTTGCTATGATAACTATGCTTGCATAGCCTGTCAGCTTGCTCTTGTGTATTTGCAAATATTAAGCATTTGGATTTAATACTCTCTGCTAATAGCTTAGTATACTTTTCCTTACTAGGATAACCCATCATAGCTTTCATACGCATTACCCGTGCAATTTGTGCTGACTTACCACTACCTGCCATTTCTACTCTGTTACACCAATAGTTATAATTGGCTTGCTCAGTCGTATAGAATGTACCCTTGGCACTTGTTACTCCCAAAGACTTATTCTTGTTATCCAGGTGTAACTCATGCACTATGATCTTGTAATCATTCAAGATATTGTCATCTACAGCATTATCCACCAGATACTCATAGATGATAGGACAGTAATCATTTACCATTCTACCTTTCTCTGAATCATCTCTTTTAGGTGGAGTACCGGTCAAGCCAAGAATCTTTCCATGATAGTTATCTAAGAACTCCCGGTGGCTATCAGTCATACTGTGACACTCATCAAGATAAATAAGATCATACTCATAAGGATCTAACTTATTTAGACTTAAATAAGTACTAAAAGTGACCTGACTTAATAGTCTGTCTTTCTTGAACTTATGTGCTTGCACTGACCATTCACTAAGAATAGTTCTAGTAGGACCAACTACAAGCACATTCATCAAGGGAGTTACATTCTTTTCCATATGCAACAAGCCAACCAGAGTTTTCCCGACACCGGTGGCCAAGCCTAAGCCACATCTGGATCTACCTTCTGTGGCTTTTAATGCTGCCTTTTGTATATCATCTCTACTTAATTTCAATTTTTCTCTATCCATATAAAATTTTTATATAAACCATTCTTTTTTTGAATTGCCTTATTAACAGCGTTTGAAAAAGCTTTTCTTTCCATCTTAAAGTGTGCTGAAGCATCACTTAAAGAATTAAATTCTAAAGTCACATTTGATAAAATAGACTGAGCTATGATTCTTCTAGTTAAACTTTTTTTAGTTGATATTTTTTCTAAAAAATTCTCTGTTAAGTTTGTCCAATAATAACCACCACCCTTATAACCTTTTTGAATTGCATTTCTTATTGCTCCAATACTTATGTTTAAAATTTCAGAAGCTTCCGCTGCATTATTGTATTTTTTAATAAAGTTTCCCTTTACATCATATTGAACAACAGATAAAGATCTATGATTGTTAATACCAGTTTTACCATACATTGGGTTTTTCTTACCCATCTTTCCCAAAGAACATTTCTTCTTAAAAGCCTTACTCATTTTTCTTCCTAATGCAGAACCTGCTGTAGGACAAATATTATATGCTTTTTTCTTAAATTGTTTAGGATCTTGTGCTCCTAAATAGGTATCAAGATAATGTTGCTCTCTTTCTAAAAGAACATCTTTTGTACATATTTCAAGAATTTTAAATGTAAAAGATGTAATACCATATTTATTGTATGCTCTTTGTAAATGTTTATTAGTATGGGTATTTTCAGATAAAGCTTTTAAATGAGAAATAGAGGAAGTGCCAAATATTCTTTTATAAATATTTAAAGCACTTCCAATATATGACTTTTTACTGATTGTGTTATATATAAGATAGATACCAGTTACTTTAAAGTTATGAATAACATTATTTTCCATATACAAATATACAAAAAATCTTGAATCTCATCTCTAGTCATCTTATTTCTATTTAAAGATTACTGTAATAATTCAAGTATTGTTTCAACGTTTTTCTTACTTAAATAAAAGGATTTATAGCTACTCCATATACTAATACTTCCCATACTCTTTGAAATAATCCAGGTTGCTTTATCCAACTCTATAGTTATCTTTTCTTCAGAACCATCAACTACTTTTAGTAGCAGATTAAAGAATTCTTTAGTAGTTGCTAAGTCACCAAGAGTAATATACTGGATATCCCTTATTTGAGTATATTTTGAATTCTGAAAGTACAACGTATAATTTGTTTCTTCAGTATTATAAAAACACATCAACTTTGGTAATCCTGCTAGTTTATTGTACCATACTATACTATCCTTTACTGTTTCCTTTATAACAATTTGGGAACTTGCGTTATAGGACAATAATGAAAGTCCTAACATTAAAATTATTTTCTTCATCTTACTCTGATTTAATTTCTACAATCTCAATTAACTTTTCAAGACAAGCAAGTTCTGCTTCTTCGTATGATTTAAAACCTTTATTCCAGTGATCAATATATAGATGACCTGGTTTATAGTATAGTTTATACCCATAATCACCACCATATTCAGGTTCTACAAATTCAATACAACTTAGCATACCATGTTCCTCTCTAAACCATCTAAATGCTTGTTGGTAAAGTGGTATTTGTATAAGATTTTCATCATTATGCATATCTCTTGATGCCAAACAAGGTTCATCAAATCCAAGTTTCTTCATTCTTAAAGCTGATTCATAAGATATAAATTCTGCTTCCATCTTACTCTGATTTAAAGGTTTCGTTGTAATAATTTTCTGCACAATCAATGTTAGGTTTTTCAGGATAAAAGTAATCTTCTGCAAATAAATCACCTTTTGTGAATGCACTTTTAATCTGCTCTTTTTCCATCTCTTTGGCTTGGTCAAATGACTTTTTCATTTCTAATAAGTTACCAGAATGTTTTATGTATTGGTTTTCTAACCATTCTACTGCTGTCTGTTTCATTTTTTACCTCCGTATGTTTTGTCATTTGGTTTAACGTGGACAACACCATCTTCTATGTAAACCCAAAAGTTAGAAATACCTTCGTGAATGTGAATAGGCATATTATTCTTTTGCTCTTTCTCCATTTCTTTGGCTTTTTGAAAGTGCCATATCATTCCATCTGATTTATTTCTTATATCAAGTTGTTCTTCTAACCACTCTACTGCTGTTTGTCTCATATTAACTCTTTTTAAATTGTTCTCCACTCTATTAATTGACAATATTTACATTTTTTTGGAACAAATACTTTTTTGTCTATTAATTTATAGCTATCATTAACTATATCCCAATTATGAGTATGGGTTTTATATAGAAATCTAATAAACCAATCTGCTATTTTTCTTTTCATCTTATTCTGATTTAAAGGTTAATTATTCTCTACCATCATAAGCATTATGAATAATCATAATATCTCCATTTTCAAGTATTTCAACTTCAGGATAACATTCACAAGTACTTTTTTCTTCATGTTCTTTTATATCATTTACTGGTAGTATATGTAAGATCATTTTACTATGATTTAAATGTTTCATTATAGTACAACTCAGCACTTCTATTATCCCCATTGTTATAAGCATCAATTATCTGCTCTTTCTCCATTTCTTTGGCTTGTTCCCAATCAATGTTTGATATAAATTTCTCATAATTATTGCAAGAGTCATATATCTCTTTTAACCATTCTACTGCTGTTTGTTTCATAAGTCTAGTTTTACATCATTTTCATTAAGTATTTCCCGGAGTTTTTCTCTAATATGCTCATAAGCTTCAGACTGTTCATCTGTAAGATTATCTGTATACTTTATCTCATTTCTAAGATACTGATCAAACTCCCATATGGAATGTGCCATGGCTGAAGCCTGAGTATAAACCCGAAGGTCATACTCAGTTTCTCCCTCTACAGTAAATATTACTTTCATAGATTCTCTATTGCAGTTTGAACATCTACAAGTGTCTGTTCTCTAATTATAACATAATGATCTTCATACTCATCATCCATAGCCTCTATGATGTTATCAATAAACTCACTCTTTAACTCATCAGTTAAAGTTTGAGTAGGTAGACTATCTACCCACTCAATTAATTCTTCTCTTGTCATTTTGGTAAATTAAAAATTGTTTTTCTAATAAATGCTCCAGATGCTTCTGTGTCAGTCATAAGCTTTACAGTCTTCATATGCTTCTCAATGTTTGCCATTACTTTCTTGTGATCATATGATCCGTAGGCTTGCATAAAAGCAGACAAAAACTGAAACTTAATTGCTCTATCAGCCATACCAATCTTCAAGAAGATATCATTGAATGCTTTGCACATAGCTTCTGCATTTGGGTTGGTAATTTGAAACTGACCAGTCTTAATAGTAGATGTGTTATGCTTAATAGCGGTATTATTAATACCAATCATAGCTAGCATAGTTACCTCTATATCATACATGTTCTTCCACTTTAAAAGTTTCATGTAATCCGGACGGATCATCTTCCATGCATTGATATAGTTCATCATATCCCATGACTTACTTGAGTTATTCAAGTATGCCATACGTGTGATCAACTCCTCTTCAGATGTTATTTCATCTTCAATAATGTAAGGAATATCCTCACCTTCTCTTTCTAAAGCCGTAGCAAGATGTTGTCCATCTATAATGTACAATTTATCCTTACCCTCAATAACATTTGTTTTACAACAAATTACAGCTCTTGTACACCCCTGCATTCTTAAACTTGCAATCATCTTTTGTACATGCTTGCTATCAATTTCCCTGTTCATAGGTAAAATTGAAAATATTGAATAATCTTTTGCAAGCTTTACTTTCATTTCTCTTCCAATCATTTTCATAATCATAAACTTTTGAGTTATTAAATCTTCTCATTCTTAATTAGTAGACTGTTTGCATAAAGAGTGTTCTTAAATGCAGCAATTGCAAGCTTCCCAGCTTCTACTTTACCTTTTTCTACAAATGTTTCATAAGCTTTGTTACCAATCTCTTCTGATTTGTCAGCAACATCTTTGATCTGTTTTGTGTTTACCTTACCCATATTCCTTGGTTTTTAAGATTACGTTTAATTATTAATTCTTTTTTCTTTAATAATATCTGTTCTTCAGATATATTATCCAGTGTAAAATGATGATTTGCAAGTCTTGTTAAAAGCAATTTTACATAGTCATTGTCTAATTCAGCAACTGATGATTTTTGTTTCTGTTTTTGAATAGTTTTAAACTCTTTTACTTTTTCATTATTTTTCAATCTCCATTTTCTTTTACTGATGTTTTGACATTGTTTTTTAGACAGTTCTTCTAGTTCTTCAGTAGGATATGTAATGCTACAAAAATTAGCATTTGCTACACAACTTTTACAACTATGTGCTATATAATACTTTAATAACTTTTTGTCATACTGCACGTATTCATTCTTTTTGCAAAGAATAATTTCACATTTTTTACATTTCTTAATCACATACAATCATTTTAAATACTACATACTTAATTAGGCATAACCCACTTAAACTCCTCTAATAACCAATCTTTAATTTCATCAACCGTCTTATTACCCATATTCCGGATACGTCTAATATCTCTTACATTGTAGCATAGTAAATCTTCTAATGTATTAATATCAGTATCTTTTAGGCAATTAAGAGCTCTAACTGATAAAGGACAATCAAGATTCTCAGTAAGCTTTTGACTCAGCAATTCTAATGGTAACTTATGCTGTAGAAAATGCTGTACATGTTTTTGTGCCAGCTGATCAGCTCTTAACTTAGTTTCCACATTCCGCTCAAATTTATCTTTGAGTTGCTTGTTTAAATTAAGAAGATGCTCTCTCTCAATACGTAATGACATAAGATCATTCTCACGAGGATGATACTTAGCCATTCTGTTTAAGTCAAGAAGAGTTCTTCTATGAGTTTTAGTGAGAATCTGTCTTACTCTTTCCTTACTGATATATAATTCCTCAGCTATCTGTTCAACTGATTTATTATCTACCAAATACATCTTAAATAGTTCAACATGTCTTTCCGGTTCAAATTCCTTTATTATCTGTATAATAAACTCATTCATCATATTGTACCGTACTCTAACTGTAGGATAATAATTGACCTGAGCACCGAGAAGGTCTTCCATCTCATCTCTGAAGTAGAATATTTTAGTTCCCTTTTGTGCTTTATTTATAGTACCTGCAGTTGTGAAGTAACTCACTGTACCATTACGCCTCATGTCTTTGATGAATGCATCAGCCACGTTGTACTCACTAATCAGATCCTTGTGTGCTATTACTTCCCGTTTGGATATCTGATCATAGAGTTCTTTGTTACCAATGATTTGACGTATTGTTCTTATATCATTGATATCTAACTTACTACGTATTAAATCTTCCTGTTCCATAATGTTTACTTTAAATAACCTAATTCTCTTGCTTCTGCTGGATTTTTGTGCACCCAAGAGTGGCATTCCCGGCAGGCAGCTAACCATGTAGCTTGAGCTAATGTGTTTATTCCTCTATACGCTGTATGATGAATATCACATGCTTGACCTTTACATACTCCCGGGAGTTTTACCTCACACATAGGATGTTTAGTGAGATACTCTTTCCGCATAAGAGTATATGCTTTGTCAATAGCCTTTTGCTTATCTGATTTTTGCTTTATGGAAGATGAGGGAGCAAGCTTTGGTTTCTGTGGCTTATTCTCTTTGCTTTTGTGGCAACTCCAGCAATCTTTACAGTACTTGCTTCCCTCATAATTCTTCCATATGTATTGCTCAGTATTACATACTGAACAAATCTTCTTCTTTGCTATCACTGCTTACTTCTTAATCTAGGCAATTGGTTTGGATCATGAGTTATAGTCATGAAGTTTTTAGGTAGAACGCCTTCCTCAATAAAGATACGAATAATATCATCTTTTTTGATGTTTAAATCCTTAAAGTTTAGAGTGTTCTTGAAGTTTACATCTGCATCTGTGTCATTCAACAAGAATGCTGTGATAGGAGAATGCGGAAACATTTTCTCAAATAGAAAGTTAGTATATGCAATAGTCAGTTTCTGTTTGTACAGGTTAATTACCTGCTGACCTTTCAAATACACTTTGTTGATTCTGTGTTTCTTCTTCTCACATGTTTTAGCAAGTTCATCTTGTGTAAGTCCATTAAGACCATATAAAGCACGCTTATACAGATAGTTCTGATAAGGGCTAAATTTGTCTACCTCATACTTTACATACAAGTTCTTTGCTACTGTTTGATACTCAGCAAGACTGCCGGTATACTCAAATTTGTTTTTTCTGCTGTTCTTTTCCATTTGAACTTAATTTACAATTGATAAAAAAATAAGGGGATGAGTGTTAATCATCCCCTTACTATGCCTGTATCTACAGATTAGATTGCGTCAAAATCTGTGTTAGCTTGAATAGCTTTAGATTTTGATCCTGCTTCATAAGCAGTACGCAATTGTTCAGTGTTGTCATGTTTAACTAACACATCTTCTGAAGACGATGTCTGAGAATATACAGTTTTACGGTAGATTGGCTGACCATTGATAGTACATACAATACCTGTATTACCTGCAACTTTAAGGTCTCTTTCCGGATTTGTTTTGTTGAAAGGCTCTGTACTCTCTTTTACAGTGATTACACCTGGAAGCTCTTGACCTGCATAGAATCCGGACTTTTTAAGATTATCTACAGTACCATGGATTAATACAGATAGAGTTTTAGGCTCCATAAAATTGGTGTTCTCATTGATTACAAGACGAGTTTGCTCTAGTCTTATGTATCCATAATCTTTGTTGTTTTCTGATTTAGAAATAACAGATCCTGTGGCATCAGCTGCCATAACTTTAACTTTTGAGTTCATAACTTAAGTTTTTGATAAATAAATAATTGATTGACGTTTTGAGTAGATTACTAATTCCTGTAGTTACTCAATCTACAGGGTAGTTTTTAACACTAGGTGTTAGATGTCCAGATCTTCTGGGAGATCAATGATATCATCAAATGAATCATCTCCAGAAATTTGTGTATTTGAATAAGGCTCATCTTCCTCATCATTTATTAGATAGTCAAAATCATATTCTTTCTCTGATTGACTTTTATCTACTGTTGCTGAGCCTTTAAAAGGGTTCAATACTGCTTCCCCATAATCTATGGAGATTAGATATTGTATGTCATGATCGGTGAGACACAAGAACTCCTCAATTGTGAGGTATACGGTCTTACCATTAGGTAGTTGATATAGCACTTTACACAAATAAGTATAAATATATGATATTTAAACTTTTGTATAAAGTTTAGCTTATTTATTGTGGCACTATATAGCTAAAGATACAAAGGGGCATATTTCAGCCCCTATATATCCGGTTGGAAAAGTACATCAGCAGAATGTACTCTCTTTAAAACGGTGATACTCTTGGCTGAAATTGATCATCTGGCTGATAAAAGTCAAGGAAATCAGCTTTTTTATAATCATTAAGCCCAATTCCAATTCTTATAGGTTGCTCATACTTTTCCCATGCAGGTAATTGTACTTCAATGGGACTATAGTTATGAATTGCTCTTGTATTAACAACTGAACACTTAACATATCCGTTCTCATTAAAAGGTGAACTAGTCCACTCTTTTTCATCAACACCCCATCCCATCCTGTTTATGGCTACATAAATTTCTGCACCAACTGGTGGCACTGGAGGTAGTTGTTCACCAATAGCTATTCTCATGAATATCTCTGCACCTTTATGAGATTCTGCAATAAGGCCATGAAGTAAATGAATAAGAGCAGGATTGTCCCATCCTACTAATTTACCAAGAGCATTCTGTAGAATATCATTAGTAATAGATAGATTACCTAATACTTTGTCTACATCATTATCACTGCCTATCATTTTCCTTGCATTTTCTTCCAATGAGCTTTCTCTATCTTCAGCTCTTCTCTCTCATGCTCAGTCTTCTGGAATACAGACCTGTCAATTTTAATAGGACTACTGTTAATCTCAGCTTGTAATCTATTACGCTCATTAACTGCTGATCCTGTTGAATCTCCTCTTTGTACTCCAGCTACTGTAACTCTTGTGGCAAAATTTAACTTTTTCATATTGCTTTTTCTAGATTTGGTTTTTGTTCTTCACTTACTGTCTTATTGATTTCAATCATGAAATCATAAAATTCCTCTTCAGAGGTAATGTTGATGTACATTACTGGCCTGTACTCTGTATCTCCATTATCTAATGTGTTTGGAGACATAATAGCACAATTCAGTACCAAGTACTGTGGTTCTTTTGACCGGTGCATCATTCCTTTCTCATCCCGTACAAAATAACTGTACTCAGGGATGACACTTAACAGATACTTGCTGTCTTTAATTTCTAAATAATTCTGCTCTTGCATTTCCCAACCGTGGGCTTTAATCAAATCTTCCATAATCATACTTGTTTGCGTGAGTAATAATACTCATAAATTAATAAATCATACATTTTCCCAATCTGTTTCTTTAGACCGACTTAATTGAGAGTCAGCCTTCATCTCATTGTAGATATCTTCCAGCCACTGCTGATAAGCTATCTCTAATCTTTCTCCAGTAAGTTCTTTACACTGTGGTTGATCCTGGAGGAAATCATCCATTGAAAACGGTTCTGCCATATTTAGTTTAATTAAGTTACTGTAGATTAAATACTCCTCTGTATTAAATCACAATAGTAAACGGAGTTTACTTAATATACCAACACAATGATATAATATTGCGACTTAACACATTGGAGTTTGTCCCCTCTGCACTCAGTTGTAACACTATCAGCTACCTATATTGCGTAAGCACTTCTTTATTACCTATCAGATTTTTAAACCAAAGGTCCTGCTGGTTAATAAGGTATTACAACTGTTCACCCTTGGGAAGTGAGAATGGTGCATTAATACAGGCTTTGCACCTGCTCGGGAGCATCTATAACCCTCCATTGTTTTAGTTTGTAGCTAGGCCTACTTATCATCTCCTAGATTAACCCCTCTGCACTCAGTTTTAACCGTCAGCATCAATGACCTTTTGGTTGCCATAACAACAATTTACTTATGGTCTTATACGGGACATGAGTGTTGTACCCCCGTTTCCTGTTAAAACTGCCTGACCTTGGGAATCAGGAATGGTGCATTAGTTACCTAACAGTAGTATCATTCTGTTAGGATTAGTGTTTATACTCTCCCTTCGGAGTGACAGGTTTCAATATGTACTGACCTCTGTACATACGGCAAGGCCTCATATAGTGCGTCCACTATATTACATTCCTTACTCCAAGCATCTAAATATATAAACTATTTTACTCTGATGGGTTGACCTTCAGACCAATCTATATATCTTAATCTTTTTTGGAAGATTAAATCCGCTTCTTGACATGTATCGGCATAACATGAATCAAGACTAACTTTGTTGCAAACAAAAATCCATTTATACATAATTATATATTTTAAGGGTTAATATTCAATAATTCTACGGGAGTCTACATCCCTGCCAATTCTACTTTGATAATAGTATGACCATTATCTGTAAGCCGGAGAACCTCTGACTCTAAATCTTCAAGTACTACCATATAGACTCTAGAGTATAAAGAATCATCAGGCATATCATTTGGATGTGTATATATCCTATAGAAATATACCTTGTTCATCTCTGTCATATGTTAATGTTTCTACAAGAGCAACAGTAAATCCATGATCAACAAGCCAGAGTACAAATGACTCTAACTCTGATAGTTTATATATATCCATATAAGCATATAAGATATCTCCATCAGGATAACAGTGCAGATGTACAAACTCTACACATATAGGACTAAGGTAATAACCTTTGTAGTGTATTCTAATCATTCTTCCACAGGTTTAATGAATAGTATTTTATATCCCAAATCAGTAAGCCGGAGTGTATGATGCTCTATCTCTTGCTCTAATACATCTCTATAGAGGAGATAGTACTTATTATCTATAAAGAGAGTATCTAAGTTATCTCTAAGACATAGATGTGTAATATCAACAACTCCATAGGATATAGGGCAGTCTAAGTATATTGTGTATTTAGCCATATATCTA